CCCTAGCTAAAGCAGAAAACGGGCAATACACCGCACTCAAAAAACTTGGCGTGCCTATGGGAGAAAACGCCATCGCCCAGCAGGACATGGCAAAGTTCGGCAAAGCCTTGCAAAAAGTTCAGCGCGAGTACACAGCTGCAATCGAGGACAGCACAGTCTCAGAAAAAGACCGCCAAAAATTGCAACAAAAAGTTGTTGAGGCACAAGAAAAACTCAACAGCGTCACCATCTCAGGCGCGGACTACGTCAAAGATCTAGACAAGGCTTTTGGCGGTGCAGCCGAAACAGCAGCTAACACAGCCCAGGGTGGCTTTAAGAAAATGACCATTGCTCTCGATGAGACAAAAGAGTCAATCGGCGCAGCTTTACTCCCAGTCTTTGAAAAAATGTCTGGGTTGTTTGCAAACTTTGCAATGTGGGCCCAGGAAAACACAGGTCTCATCGTGGGCATCGGGACAGCCATTGCCGGTATTGCTGCAGCAATCATCACCGTCAACGTCGCTATGAAAGTCTGGACGGCAACCACTAAAGCATTCACAGCAGTCCAGGTTGCTTTTAACGCTGTCATGGCACTTAACCCGATCTTCTTGATGGTTGCGCTTTTTGTTGCGGTCGGCGCAGCTCTCGTCGTGCTTCAGATGAAGTTTGACATTTTTGGAAAAGCATTTGAAGCGATCGGCAACATTGCGAGCACAGTATTCGAAGGAATAAAGACTGGTTTTTCTGGGGTCGTTAACGCCATCGAAGGCTATGTCAACACTTTGACTGGCATTTATAAAGCGTTATTTAACGGCATCGCTACAGTCTGGAATAACACGGTCGGCAAACTCTCGTTCAAGATCCCAGGCTGGGTTCCAGGCATCGGCGGAGCAGGCTTCGACGTTCCCGATATACCGATGCTTGCGAACGGAGGCATCGTTTCCTCTCCGACTCTTGCCATGATCGGCGAACGAGGCCCAGAAGCCGTCGTCCCACTCACAGGCAACAACACGCCAAGCATGGGCAACAACGTCACCATCAACGTCAACGGCGGAGACCCGAACGCAGTAGTCGCAGCTCTCAGAAACTACATGAGGCAAAACGGCGCAATCCCAATCCGAATAACTAATCCATAATGGCAGTCCAGACTTACACCGTTTCCTACTCGCTGGCGTCCACCCCAGGCGTCATCGTTGACCTCTCGAATGTCGTGTCGTTTAACATGAAGCAGGGGCGCGAGAAACAGTTAGACGAATACTCGGCAGATACCGCTCAAGTTGTCATCCGCTACCCAAACGGCTACGCCTCGCCGATCACCGCGCTCGTGCCAGGCAACATTATCCGCGTGAAGCATGATGGGTCGGGCGAATACATTTATGCTGGCTACATCTCAGGCGTAAGCGTGAATTACGGCATCCCGTACTCTGGGGGCGTCGGAAATGCAGACTTTATCAACATCTCATGTGAGTCTTACTTTGCGCGTTTCGGCAGACTCGAAGGAAACGGGCAAGCAATCAACGGTGGATTATTTGCGGTCGTGGCGTCGGCGATCGAGTTCTACAGCGGTCTCACCATTAACCCACAAGCCAACGCGCTCACACAAAGAGTGTCGGACACGACTGTGAGCAACACTTACGGCGAATGGCTATCGCAGTACATCCGGACGATTAACGGACGCATGACACAGGCACTAGCTGTGATCGTTCAAGGCCCAGGCGACATCACCGCATCGGTCGCCTCATTCTCCGACACAGCAAACAACGCCACGAACCAGGTCTATGACAACATCGAATTCTCGGCGTTTGGCGACAACTACTACACGCAGGTCACGGTGACGCCGACAATTCCAGCTGCACAAACAGTCACTAGCGGTGCTGGGCCTTACCGGTCGCTCAAGTTCAACACTTTTTCCAGCAGCACTACGACGGCGCTCAATCTAGCGAACTTCATGCTCTCGCAGTACTCGACTACCGATGTGCAGATCTCTAGCATTTCGTGCTTGTCGGAGGCTCAGACAAGTTTCAAACTGAACAACCTTGGCGTCCCGACGGCGCTACTGATCGGGATGCAAGTGCCGATCAAGTTTCGTGGCACGACGTATTATGGGATCATTGAGGGTTTCACAATGACGGCGACGCCCGAGTCGTCACGGTGGACGTATTACATTTCGGGCGCGTCGCTTAACTCGACACTCATTTTGGACGATGCCGTTTTCGGCAAACTAGGAACAGGAAAATTGGGTTACTAATGGCTATTCAAACTTTTACAACTGGCCAAGTTTTGACGGCCGCGCAAATGAACACGCTGCAAACGACGGTTGCAACATATAACGGTATTGGCAGACGCGACACAGCGCTAACTTTAACTAGTTCATCAAATACACAGCGCGTTGACACTACAAACTTCCAGAAAACAATTACGGCCACGGCGGGCGATCTAATCCAAGCAACTTGGAACAGTTACATAGACGCTGGTACCAACATCGTCCACTTCAACTTTTACACTTTCAACGGTTCTACAGCAGTCAACCCATTTTGCGCGCCATCAACTTTCAACCCGTTTTTCGTTGAAACAGCCAGAAGCGGCGTTGAGTGTTTTGTCTCTTTGTATAAATGCGTTGCTGGCGACATTTTTAGCGGCCAAATAACAGTCGCACTTACTGGCAACTCGGCAGGAACGGCTAGAGGCGTAGTTAACGCAGCAGTACCAGCAGGTTTCAGTCTCACAAATCTTGGGCAGGTTCAATAATGGTTTGGCGGATCAGTTTTGTAGCGCTTTTGTTTGCGTCAATACTCACCGCTTGCGGAGACCGTGAGCGCCTCAACTGTGAACCGCGCACAAAGAACAAAGCACTCAGCGCAACCGTCTTAGAGACAACAACAACGACAGAGACTCCACGATATGGGACAGGTGGCAAATGCTAAAGAAACCCGAAAACAGACTTACTAACGAAGAGATCAAAGCGCGGATCGTCATGATCGTCGCGTGTGGGTTGACACTTTCTTTTGTCGGCTCCGTGTTTACAATTTTGTACGGACTGCTTTTTGTTTCACAGCCTGCGACAATGGCGGAACTTGACGCCCAGCAAATAAACATCCTTTCCTCGATGCTCCTCACCCTCTCGGGCGGACTCATCGGGCTACTGGCTGGCAACGGTCTCAAAGACAAGCCGAAAGACAAAAAAGATGACAACGCCTAAAGCAGCTCCGAAATCTAACGCGATGCCGTACACCGGCAACAAAGACGCAACCGCAAACGGCAAAGCCACCCCAGGAGCACACAAACTTCTTGACATCCTCGGCACTAAATGGGGCTTCAAGAACCTCGGGATCTACGCCTATCGTCCGATGCGCGGATCAACCATGCTTTCAGTACACGGCACAGGACGCGCCTTTGACGCTGGCTACAAACAATCCCAGCAAGCATTAGTCACTGAAATCTGTGACTGGCTCGCCGACAACCACGTCGCCCTCGGCATCGAAGAGATCCATCAGTACGTCTGGGGAACACACGGACGCGGTTTTCGCTGCAACCGTGACGGCAAGCCAGGCTGGAAAGAATGGGACGCCGAAAACAACGGAGGCCCTGGGGGCTACTGGATCCATGTTGAGGTCTCGCCGACGTTCGCCCAGAACCCTCGACTAATTGTGCAGGCTTGGAAAAACATAATCCACACTTTCGTCACACCGATCGTGTAACTTCTCTAGCGTCACCTTCTATCCCTACTACGGAGGCACTAATGGCAGGCAAAATCATCCGACCCGACGACTGGGACGAAGGCACTCTCTTCCATGCACCATTGCATCGAGAGCCCGACCAGCCCACAAGCGTTCAAGGCGCTAAAGACGTCAAACACAGGCGAACATCCCAGGCGATGCTTCTACTCATTGAGTACCGGAACCACGACCTCACCGATGAAGAAGCAGGAGCCAGATCAGGGCTTATCAGGCGCTCACGGTGCTACTGGAAAAGATGCTCCGATCTTCGCTCCGCTGGGTATATCGTCAATACAGGAAAGACGCGGATCGGATCCGCTGGATCTGCACAGATGATCTGTGCCATTACCCCAGAGGGCCTCAAAGCTCTTGATTAGGAGGAATTATGTTCACTCGATCAAAGGATCGTCGTTAAGCGACTCGCGGCAGCCGTGCTAGTTATTGCCGCTTTCCACCCATCTCCAGCAAGTGCCGAGGCTCTGCCTTTTCGATGCGAATACTACGCAACGAAAGCAGTCCAACTCGGTTGGCCTAAAAAGGAGAAACCGATGCTCATGAGGATTATGTGGCGCGAGTCGCGTTGTCAGACTACGAGCATCAACCGCAAGGATCCCTACGGCGGATCTTTCGGATTACTACAAATAAATGCAAGTAATGTCGGCTGGGCTAAGCGTGAAGGTTATATAAAAAGCCGAGACGACTTAACCAAAAGACACCAAAACCTCAAGGTCGGACTCGAGCTGTGGAAGCTTTACGGATGGCGACCCTGGGGAACTAAATCGTCCCAATAACAGAAAGAGCCCCTACATGACATTCAACTTAGACAATTACGAGCCGGTAGCGCCCAGACTGGCGCGATGGCTGGAAGCAGCAGAAGACCCTCGAGTCATCACAACGCTCATCGCTTACGAGCCAGGCAAGTGGTGCATCTTCAAGACCGATCTGTATGAAGGCGACAAGATGATCTCAACAGGTCACGCCTACGAAGAGCACACCGAAAAAGGCGTCAATTCCACGAGTTTCATGGAGAACTGTGAAACGAGCTCGACGGGCCGCGCGTTGAGCAATTTCGGGATGGCAGGCTCAGATCCGTCAAAGCGCCCTTCTCGTGAAGAGATGACAAAAGTACAACGCATGACTCCGAACGACGCTCCTGAAGGCACACAACGCCCACAGGCATCACCCAATAAGCCAGCATCAGAAGCACAGATCGGGCTCATCCGCACACTTTCCAAGAAACTTGGCTTTGAGGCACACTTCCCTCCGAACTTCACGAGTTACGACGCCT